GAGTGACTGCTGGTAGCTACACGGCTACAAATCTGACTGTTGATGCTTTTGGGCGTATCACCTCTGCAACGAATGGCACAGGTGGGGCAACGCTTAGTAATGACACAAGTACATCAACCAATGTTTTCCCTTTGTTTGCAAATGCAACATCGGGAACAGCAACTACGGTTTTTACCAGTAATGCCAAGTTGCTTTACAAGCCTAGCACTGGTGAGTTGCAGTCAACTGTTTTGGTAGCAAGCAATGGAATTGTGGTCAACTCACAGACAATATCTGCTGACTACACAATTGCATCAGGAAACAATGGCATGAGCGCAGGGACAGTGAGTGTCAATTCAGGCATCACTGTAACGATTGCAAGCGGTTCAGTTTGGACTGTAATCTAAAGGAAAGAAATGTCTCTAGTAGCAATTTCAGGAAATGCAAGCGGTACTGGTACGCTGACCATTGCCGCACCTAATACAAACAGCGACTACACGCTGACTTTGCCTACAAACACAGGCACTTTGATTTCAACTGCATCTAATGGTCAAGTGATTCCAAAAGCGGCATTGCCTACGGGTTCTGTGTTGCAAGTTGTGCAAACCGCAAAAACAGATACATTTGTTACAAGTGCTACTGTTACAGATACAGCAGTGACAGGTTTAACTGTATCAATTACACCAACAAGTTCCAGTAGCAAAATTCTTGTTTTTTGCAATCTTGGTATTGCCGCAGAAAACGCACAAGGCGGCGCAACAAAGTTGACTAGAACGATTAGTGGCTCTACCACTCAATTATCTTTAGCGGATACGGCTGGTTCTCGTTCAAGAGGTTCTTTTGCGGGCAGTGCTTATAGAGGAAACGCATCTAACTACTTGCTTATGTTATGGCATCAGAGTTTAACTTATTTGGATTCTCCAGCAACAACATCCGCAATTACTTACGGTGTTCAAGTGTCAAGTATTAGTACTGGAACATATATAAACCGAACAGGGACTGATAGTGATTCTGCCGATATGTATAGAGGTGTTAGTTACATTACAGTAATGGAGATTGCGGCATGACAGATTTAACAAAACCGCTATTTGCTTTGTATCCAACTGCAAAATGGACTTTAAATGGTGATGCCTATTCTGGTTTAACTTGGTTGTCTGAAGACATTTCAAAACCAACAGAAAAAGAACTGTCGGATTGGGTTGACCCCAACGCCTACAAAGCCAAAAGAGCATCAGAATACCCACCCATCACAGACTACCTTGATGGTGTAGTCAAAGGCAACCAAGCACAGATTGACAAGTACATTGCTGATTGCTTGGCAGTCAAAGCTAAATATCCCAAGGTGACTACATGACCATAGCAATATCAGGAACAAATGGCATCACCCTTGATGGGCAGTTCAATTCTGCGTCATCAATGGGCTTCAAGAACCGCCTTATCAACGGGGCATTTTCTGTTGCACAGCGTGGCACTAGCTTTACATCGACCAGCAGTGCAAACAATGATGACACCTATAACTTGGATCGTTGGTATGTGTTGTCTGATGGCAATGACATAGTTGATATAACCCAGAATACAGCGGCTTCAGCCACAGGTGACAAGTACAACATTGCATTGGATGTTGAAACAGTCAATAAGAAGTTTGGTATTGCTCAAATTATTGAAAACATCAACTGCTATGACTTGCAAGATCAATCTGTCACCTTGTCGTTTAAAGCCAAGGTATCTTCTACAACCAAGTTAGACAACATCAAATGTGCCATTGTTGCGTGGTCTGGTACGGCTGATACTGTGACAAGTGACATTATCTCGGCATGGAACGCTGAAGGAACAGACCCTACGCTGATTGCTAATGCGACTTACGAGAACACACCAGCCAATCTGAATGTCACAACATCATGGGTTTCATACTCTGTGACTGCAACAGTGGACACATCCAGTACAGGTAATGTGATTGTGTTTATCTGGTCAGATGTGACAGACACAACACTTGGTGATTTCTTGTACATCACAGGCGTACAGCTTGAAGTAGGCTCAACAGCAACGAGCTTTGATTACAGACCTTATGGGACTGAGTTGGCGCTATGCTATAGATATTATCAAACCAATCCGCAAACGATGGCTGTAGCACTATCATCTGGCGCGTTGTTATTTCAAGCATGGTTTTCTCTTCCGATGAGAGCGACACCTTCACTGACGCTTACAACTACAACGCCCTATATTGAAAATAATCCTTGGGCAACTGTTTCTACAACCTCTGGATTCACCGTAACTAACGGTCATATGTCGGTGCTTGGTGGAGATGTTCGTTGCGACGGCACAATGTCTGGCGTTGCAGCTAACCAAAATATTCTTTTTGGTGGAAGCCAAGTTAGATTTTCTGCGGAGTTATAAATGGAACTTACATACAAATTAGTAAACGGCGCAAACAACCAGCCTATATGTGTAAATCGCTCAGATGGCTGGAGCATCCCATTTGACCCCGCCAACACCGACTACCAAGCCTACCTTGCATGGCTTGCAGAGGGCAACCAACCAGAGCCAGCAGATGAGGTGACAGAATGACTCTAATTCTTTCAGGCACAGACGGTTTGTCCGACATCGACGGTTCTGCCGCAACCCCTGCCATTAGGGGAACAGATGCAAACACAGGTATCTTTTTCCCTGCCGCTGACACCATTGCTTTTGCTGAGGGCGGTGTTGAGGCTATGCGGATTGATAGTGCGGGCAGCGTGGGTATTGGTATGACCCCTGTCGCAAATTACGGATTGTTCCAAGTAGGTAGTTCAGTAACAAGTGCAGCAGGTGTATCAGGTTTGCAAGCCTATATTGCTGGAACAAACTCTGCATTAGGTCAAAATGGCAATATTTCTGTTGTTACAACTAATGCACAAGCGGCAAACATTGGCGGCAGCATTGGTTTTGCTGGTAAATATGTAGCTGCTGGAACTACTGCTGTATTTGCTCAAATTGCTGGACGCAAAGAAAATTCTACTGATAATAATAGTGCTGGTTATTTGCAACTTGCTACTCAACCTGATGGCGGTACAACTACAGAACGCGCCCGTATTACATCTGTTGGTGAGTTATTGCTTGGAACTACGAGTGTTTTTTCTTCTGGAAAACAATGTATTTCTTTTACTGGTGGTACTGTTCAAGGTCTAAATATTAGAAATGATGCTGATAATCCAGCAGACACCTTTGTTGGTTTTTACAATGCTTATGGAACAAAAGTAGGAAGCATTACTGCTGGTGGTTCAACGACTACATACAACACATCATCTGATTATCGTTTAAAAGAAAATGTACAGCCTCTAGTTAATGCTTTAGATAAGGTTATGGCATTAAGACCTGTTTCCTACACATGGAAATCGGGAGGCGAAGACAATGGATTTATTGCCCATGAACTTCAGTTAATTTTGCCAAAAGCTGTTAGCGGTGAAAAAGATGCTGTAAATGAAGATGACACTATAAATCCTCAAGGTGTGGATTACAGCAAAATAGTAGCCACATTGACAGCAGCCATACAAGAGCAGCAAGCCCTCATCACAGCCCTGACAGCACGAATTGAAGCATTGGAGAACAAATGAACATCACATACACAATCGCACAACTTGACCGCCAAACCTCTGATGGCTTAGTCACCACTGCACACTACAGAGTAGACGCTGTGGACGGTGAATACTCTGCTGGCTCTTACGGCACAGTGGGCTTTGAGCGTGGAGCCACATTCACGGCATACGATTCTTTGACCGAGGCACAAGTCATTGCTTGGGTTAAAGACAAGCTAGATGTCGCTGAGATTGAGGCAAGTCTGCAAGCGCAGATTAACGCACAGAAGAATCCAAAGACAGCAGCAGGAGTGCCTTGGTGACCCCTGACTTACAAAAGTATTACGAATCCCGATTTGAAATGATGGGGAATCAGGGGTGGAAGGATTTAATTATTGATATTGACAATATGATAGAGTCACTCAATAATATAAGTGTAATTCCTGATGAAAAGACCTTGCAGTTCCGCAAAGGAGAACTTTCCATCTTGACTTGGCTGAAAACCTTGAGAGAGGTCAGCGAACGAGCCTACGAGGAATTGAATGAAAAGAATGTTTGAATTTGCCTGTGAAAACGGGCATAAAACCGAAAGACTCTGTGATTATGAGGCGCAGAGTTTTAGGTGCGAATGCGGAGAAACAGCCAACCGCATACTCAGTGCGCCAGCCTTTAGGTTGGAGGGGTGGTCTGGAGCATTTCCATCAGCGCATGGAAGGTTTGAGAAAAGCCATCTTGACAAACTAAAGTCTGAACGCAAGCAAAACTCATAAGCAGAAATGCCGAGTTTAATGTCCTAAAACCGATTTACGGCAGGAAAAGGAAAAAATATGTCAATTGTTGACAATGATGACCAGACGCTAAGTGAGTTAGAAGCAGTTGAGAGCAAGAAGCAACAGACTGAACTTCAGGACTTGCCCGAGAAATACAGGCAAAAAACCCTTGAAGAAGTGGTCAAGATGCACCAAGAGGCTGAGAAAGTCATTTCTCGCCAAGGCAATGAGGTTGCAGAGGTTCGCAAACTAGCAGATGAACTGATTAAGCAAAATCTGTCATCAAAACAAGAGACTATTGAAAAAGAGCCAGAAGTAGATTTTTTTGAGAATCCTAAAGAGGCAGTTCGTAAAACTGTTGATAACCATCCTGATGTTTTGGCGGCTAGACAAGCTAGTCAAGACTTCAAAAAGATGCAGATTCAGCAAAAGCTGGCGCAAGAACACCCTGATTTCGGTCAGATTGTTCAAGACTCAGACTTTGTGGATTGGGTGAAATCTTCACCTGTTCGCATTGGTCTGTACGCAAAAGCTGATGGTGAATTCGATTACGACAGTGCTAACGAATTGTTGACCACTTACAAACAGTTGAAAGGTGTTAAGGCAAAGCAGACATCTGACGCAGGGGAAACTCAGCGTAAGACTAGCCTTAAAGCCGCAAGTGTTGATGTGGGTGGTACAGGGGAATCTGGAAAAAGAGTTTACCGAAGGGCTGATCTGATTCGGCTGAAGATGACTGACCCTGCTCGCTACGAGGCTTTGAGTGAAGAAATTTACCAAGCCTATTCCGAGGGCAGAGTCAAATGACTTAACTAATCGTTTTTTGGAGATTTAACATGGCAACAGCATTTTCCCCCAGTAATTCAGTTACGGTAACCACCGCAGAAAAATTCATCCCCGAAATTTGGAGTGATGAGATTATTGCGGCTTACAAGAAAAACTTGGTTTTGGCAAACCTAGTAATGAAGATGAACTTCAAAGGTAAGAAGGGTGATGTGGTTCACATCCCTGCACCTACCCGTGGTTCTGCTTCTGCCAAGGCTGCTGAGACAGCAGTCACTTTGATTGCCGCCACAGAGACAGAAGTTCAAGTGTCAATCAATAAACACTACGAATATTCTCGTCTGATTGAGGACATCGTTGAAGCCCAAGCCTTGAACAGCTTGCGTAACTTCTACACCTCAGACGCTGGCTATTCCTTGGCAAAACAAGTTGATACCGACTTGATTCAGTTGGGTCGTGCGTTCAACGGTGCTACCGTTGGCACAAACGATTACGCCACTGCCACCTCATCCACCAAAGCCTTTGTTGGTAGTGATGGCACAACTGTCTACAACAGTTCAACTTCCAATGCCGCCGCATTGACAGATGCCGCCATTCGCAGAACTATTCAGCGTTTGGATGACAACGACACCCCAATGGACGGTCGTTTCTTCATTATCCCTCCATCAAGTCGCAATACTTTGATGGGCTTGTCTCGCTATACCGAGCAAGCATTTGTGGGTGATGGAAACGCAATCCGCAATGGTGAAATTGGCAACCTCTACGGTATCCCTGTATTCACAACAAGCAATGCTGACACTGCGGCTGGTACTTCTGGCACAGACCGTATTTGCTTGATGGG